ATGCTAACCAGTTTACGTTTATTCGTAATGGTAATACTTCCCCAAGACAGAATTTAAATAATTTATCTGGAGAACAAGTTGTAGCGTATGCTAAAAATGGATCAGATAATTTTGGTATGTATAATTTATCAGCTGATATAATTAAAGATTTAGACGCAGCTGGATTTATAGATCCTAACAAACCATTTAATGAAGATGCACAGAGTTTTGCCGTCATGAGTCTGATGGCTATGAAAGCTAATCGTAAATCTAATGCAATACGTGGTGCAATTACAGATGATACAAAAGACTTTGGTAAACTTATTAAGCTTACTCAAGAAGAACAACAAGTTGTAAATCAAGTATTTCCTAACTTAACACAGAACTATTTTGCACAGTTTCAAAACCTTGAAGCAGAAGTTGCTAAAATCATCATTAGTGATCTTGAAAAAGAACGTACAGCTAAAAAAGGTAAGAGAGCACAAGAAAATGTAAGGAAACAACAGTTACGTGATAAGGGTGATAAGAAAGCTCTAAGATCAGGTCGAGTAACACCACCAGAAAAAGTAAAACCGCCTACAACTATGGAAGAATTATTAGAAGTTCCATCAGTTAAAAAGTCGAGAAGTAAAAATTAATGACTGATTCCAATTATTCAAACTACCGACCCGAGGTAGATCTAGCTGCTGATAAAATTGATGAGTATTTAAAAGAACTAGAAGATAAAAATGCTCAACAACAAGCAGTAGAACAAGAAGCCACGGAGAAGGAAGACCAAGCGTTAGCACAGCAAGAAGACCCTAGAAACTCGGAAACATGGGGTGCTAAAGCTTTTATAAAAGAGGGTCAGTCCATCGTATCAGGTGGTTTACAAGACACTGCATCCTCTATTGCAACTTTTCCTGAGCGTACAGCAGATGCGTTGTCAGGAGAAATGCAAGAGCAACGAGAAACAACTGGTACATATAAACCAGATTGGACACCGTTTGACTCTTACGATAACCCCATCGAAACCAAAACATGGTGGGGTAAACAACTACGTGGTCTAGTACACTTTGGATCTATGGCAGCTGGTACAGTACTAGCCGCCAAAGGTGCAGCAGCTACAGGTATACTATCTATACCAGCTGGACTAACTGCATTAACTGCTAATACACTAGCAAGAGGTGCAGCTGTAGGAGCTGTGTCTGACCTTGTATCTAAAGAGTCGGACGAACAGAACGCACTAGGTGCATTACGTGACAGATATGGCTGGGCTGATACCCCTATATCTACAAAAGATACTGACTCTCCTGTAATGATGAAAGTCAAGAATATTGTAGAAGGTATGGGTATAGGTCTATTCTTTGACGGTGCAGCATATGCACTCAAAAAAGGCAGCCAACCTGTTATTGACCAGATTACAAAGCGTAACAAAAGTATTAAAGACCAGACTGTGGAAGCTGGTGTTGCACAGTTACGTAAAGGAGAAGCTGAATTTAGAGCTGATAAAAACGCACCACTTGCTGAACCACATCAGGGTGCACACGTATCAGAAGTAGAACCACAAGTAGCTAGAGATCAGCTATCAAGGACTCGCAAGGAGTGGGGTCAGGAAGAAGGAGCTACAGGCTCTGTAACCAGACCGCTTGAGCGTGAGCGTATGGCACAAGAAGGTGGTACAGATGATGAAACAGTTGAGCGTATTTTACGTGGATTACTTAGTAGCGACAAGTTTGCTAAAGAATTAGAACTTGCAAAAGGTAATAGAAAAGCACTAGCTGCTACATTTAGAGAATCCGTAGAAGCACATCAACGTATTACACAGGGTAGAAACCCCGTGGAAATGTCACCAGAAAAGTATTTAGAAGAATTGTTTGCAACTAACGACGTTGTAGATGGTCAAGAAATATGGACATCTAAAAACGTAGTAGTAGCTGACCTTGTTGTTGGCTCTCTAATCAAACAAGTACGAGATACTGGTATTGCTGCACGTGAGATTGCAGATTTAGTTGACATAAACGACATAGACGGACCAGCTAAACAAATTGTAGATACTATGCTTACTGCATTATATCAAACAAAGAAAGCAAGATTTGTAAAGTCTGACTCATTTAGAGCATTAGCAGCTGGTAAGGGAGCAAAAACTGCTGTAGAAGATGCAGTTAAAAAAGACATTGCAGATGCAAAAGAGTCTATTATGTCTATACTTAAGATTACAAAAGATAATCAAGACGATGACATGTTAAATGCCATGATAGAAGCGTTTTCGATTATGGATAATGTAAACACTCTTGAGGACTTTGACAAATGGGCTAGAACCGTTATTAAAGGTGGTAAATTAAGTGCTAACGACATTGACCGTACTGGTGCTCTTATACGAGAACTAGAAGGTGTAATGACTAACAGTGTACTATCTGGACCTAAAACACCAGTTCGTGCAGTTATGGGTACAGCCAGTGCAACATTCTTACGTCCTTTATCTACAGCTCTTGGTGCTGCAATACGTTATCCATTTGATGGTGACGCATCTACACTACGAGCAAGTCTATCAGCTATAAATGGCATGGTAGAAGCTATACCAGAATCTTTTACATTATTTAGAACTAAACTAAATTCTTACTGGAAAGGTGATATAGCTACAATTAAAACCAGATACTCTGAGTTTAGTCGTGGCGATCAAAACTGGGAGCTAATACGTAGATGGGCAGAAGATAGTGGTAGAGCTACAGCTGGTGATACAGCAGCATTTCGTATTGCTAATGTAGCACGTAAGATGAACGATGCTAACTTTTTGACATACTCTACAAAGATTATGGCAGCGACTGACGATGCTTTTGCATACATTCTTGGTCGTGCTAAGATGCGTGAAAAGGCTATGCGTAGAGTTATGGACTTACAAGGTAATGGTATACAGACACCAAAGATTAACAAAAAGTTAATGCAAGCATATGAAGATGACTTCTATGGACAAGTGTTTGATGCTAACGGTAATATAACAGACGAAGCTACAAGTTTTGCACGTAAAGAGGTTACTCTTACACAAGAACTTACAGGCTTTGCAAAAGGTCTAAACGATGTATTTACAGCTACACCACTAGCCAAGCCATTCTTTTTGTTTGCTAGAACAGGTGTAAACGGACTTGCATTGACAGGTAAATATACACCCGGTTTTAACTTTCTTGTAAAAGAGTTTAACGATATAGCACTTGCTAATGCTAACAATCTAGAGTCTGTAGCTAAGTATGGTATTACTGACGCTACTGAACTAGCTAATGCTAAGGCACTACAAACAGGTAGATTTGCAATAGGATCTGCTGTAACATTTATGGCTACACAGGCATGGATGCGTGGAGATCTAAATGGCAACGGACCAGTAGACAGACAAAAAAGACAGATGTGGATAGATGGTAAGTGGGAACCAAGAACTATAAAGCTAGGTGCTGTACGTGTTGGTTACGATGCTTTTGAACCATTTAACCTTATTATGTCTACTATAGCTGACGTAGGTGACGCAAGCGAACTTATGGGCGAAGAGTGGACAGAAACTGAACTACAAAAAATTTCTTTAGTTATAGCACAAGCTGTTACAAGTAAGTCTTATCTTGCTGGTATACAGTCATTTGTAGACTTATTCGGTGGTAGACCCGGACAATTTGATAGAATTATAGCTGGATTAGGTAACAATGTTATACCTATGTCTGGTTTACGTAACGAGCTAGGTAAACTATTTACACCATATATGCGTGAAATAGGGTCTGGTATTGACCAGTCAGTTCGTAACCGTAACTTAATTACTGAACAAATACCCGGTGTAAAACAGCTACCAATCAAGTATGACATGCTAAATGGTCAACCAATAAAAGATTGGGACTTCTTAACTCGTGCATATAATGCAGTAAGTCCAGTACAACTAAACTTAGATCAAAGTGCTGGCAGAAACTTTCTGTTTGACAGTGGTTATGATTTACGTATGTCTACATATTATGCACCTGATAGCACAAACTTAACTGACTCTCCTAGAGTTAGATCTGAGTTTCAACGTTATATTGGT